AGGGGTGATACGCTTTTCTTCCATAAATCGTTGTTGCGATTGGAGAAGTTGTTGAAGACGCATCAAAGTGTCATATCCAGTAAGGATAACCTTTGGATTTCCACCACGAACCCAAGTCTTTTGGAACAAGGAATCCAAGTGGTCGAGTGACAAAGTTCGGTCAGTACCGGAGTTAGAATCTTCTTCTGCAACCGACCAAGAGTTTGCACTTCGGTCAATTGAGTAAAGGTCTTCTGCGGCACCAGCGATAACACCAGTAGCGATACGGTCAAGAGACTCAAAATCGTTTCCAGCAACGGTAGCCTTGTCCGTAGTCATCATTTTATTGATATGCTCGGCGTGGTGCTTACCCATTTCTTCTTTGAGGATTGAACGAATGTCGCCCAGTCCGTCATCCTTGTCAGCAAGGAACATTGCAGTTTCGCTCATGTCGAAGGTGTGAACCACAGTCTTCGGCTTTGCGGCAATGTGTTGGAAAGTAGGTTTGGTAGTGTCCGGTAGGGTTGCGTTTTCTGCAACTCCGCCACCAACGGTAAACGATGGGCGGGCAGTAATAACTCGCCATCCACTGCGTTCCCACGGTCGCTTTGGTAGAATTGAAAATGCATTGAACTCTTGGTTCAATTGGGACCAAACTTTACGACCATAAATCGCTTGGTAAGTTCCTGCTGTTGTACTCATCATTGGGCTGTCAGCCTTGAGTAATTCACTACCGGAGTAGGAATAGCCCATTGCGTTGCCAGCACCGTAAAAGTACCGTTCCATGTCTGTTACGCTTCGTATGTAATCTCTTGCCATCTAATATCACTCCATTATTTTTTTTATTATTTTCAAGCCCCTCGGATAACCGAACCAGCGAGATTGTGTACTTCATCCCAAGACATGTTGTTCAAGTCTTGCGTGGATGGGACTTCGACATTGGATGAAGAAGACGCTTTTTGAATCATTGTTCCTTCAACAGTCATGTTATCAATGCGCTCACTTAGAGAGTTAATAGACTTCATAACTTCACTAATAGGTTGACGAGCATCAAACTGTGCTTTTTCAGCCTCGTGCTTTGCAATGTTTTGTTCATTGGAAAAGCGTGATGAGAATTGTGATTCAAGGTCGCCACGGAATCCTTGTTCCATTGCGGCGGCTTTGTAAACTTCGTAAGCGGCTTCAACATCGGATGCTGAAACATTACTTGGGTTAATGTAGCCCTTAGACATTGAAACTGGTCCAAGTGCGCCGGATGGAGTTTTACCGCCACCGCTTGTAAGCGCACTAAGCGCACCAGTTGAAGGTGAGCCATTTTCTTGACCTCGGCCACGAACTTGTCCACCGAAGTAGTCAGCACCATCAACAGCATCGGGATTATCGAAGCCGCCCATCTGTGATTTTTCTAAGTTGTCAAAGTGTGTGCGAGCGTCACCAGTATTAACACCAGCGGATTTGAGAGTATCTTCCATCCAGTTAAGGTATTCTGCTGTAATAACATCGCTATATTGGCTCTTTTCAAATGGGTTATCTTTCTTTTCAGTCATCTTTTCATCATCCTTTTTATCATCGTCTTTGTCTTTAGCGGCGAATGGGTTTGGGGATTCTTCTTTGTCTTCCGAAGAATCTTTCTTTTCATCAATAGCATCTTTGAGTGCGGGAGGTAGTTCTCCTTTTTCCATTGCGTCAAGTCGTGCTTCAAGTCTATTCATTACATTATTTAAATCGTTATCTGTTGTCATGCTGGTGTCCTCCTTTAAAATACGAAACTGTGCTTCGGGGTTAATCCCTTTTTCACAAATCGTAATTTCGTGCAGTTCCATTTTACTAATTTCTTGGTAGTCTCCGTGTTCTCCATCGGATTTACGCACTCGTTTGAATGCTTGTCCACCAATGGAAAATCCTTGCAGGTTTCCTTTACGGATTTCTGCGGCCACTTCACGAGCCTTTTCAATATCGTTGCGAAGTGAAACAACAACAAACATACCAGCGTCATCAACTTCGGATTTCCACATCCGACCATTTGAATCTACATAGGAGTCAATAACTTCTCCCACTTGAATGTTAGAGTGAGCAAGTTGCACATTGCGGAACTTCACACTTTTCATAAATCCGCCAAACGCATCTTTTAATGCTGAACGGGTAATGAGGTCGCCTTGCTTATCCACCAGTTCAACTGATGCGTAGCCAGCGATAACCATGTCGGAACTGCCCTTGATGAGGGCAATACCGGAGGTAGGTCGCTTAAGGGACAACATTACCCTCCAATTCATTGTCATGGTATATAGAAGGATTCTTTTACACTGAAAGTGTTGGAGTGCCATCTTCATCATCTAAAACGATGGACTCGTCTGCATCTGTCTTCATTTCTATATGGGTAATTGTCTTTTTTGCTTTATCGCCCGAATTAACATTTTTTTCCTCTTCATCGGGTCTTTTTTTGCCATCGTAATCGGGTAGGTTGCTTTCTTCTGTCAACCTTGTAGGACCACTTGGTGATTCTATAGGTGTAGCCATGTCAATTCCCAACCCTTTTGGGCCAGTCCAAGTGAGTTTTTCTTTAGCAAGTTGGTCTAAAGCCCTACCAATGACCTCAAGTGCTTTCTTTGTTGAAGGTTTGAGAAGGCGATTGTCGTCTTTTTCTTCAAGTACACCCGCTGATTGTTCTTCCTGTTTTTTACGACTCGGAATATCCTTTTCGTCCATTACTATGTTTGATTTGGTAAGATGCCCTTCAATCATTAATGGTGCTACTGTATGCCAATATGGGTACAGACTTTCTGCTAAAGTAATAGAATAGTTTGATTTTGTCAAATCTCCTAAAGCAGAAGAAGGTGTGTGAAGATACCAATTATTTCCAATCCGTTCAACTTGGTATGTTACCGTATCTAAACCTTTTAAAATTACTTGAATTGTTTCATTGTTAAACTCAATGTCATGCGGAATAAGAATGGGTGAGAAATTTTTGGTTAGCAAATCAAGTGATTCTGTACTTGCGGCTCCTTCACCTTCACCTTCACTTTCAATTTGTCCAACTTGTACATTGTACACATCTCGGCTTTTCCTTCGTTTTTTAGATACACCAGTGATGGTGGCTCGTATAATGTCACCAACTTTGAATGTTTTTTGTTGATTGTGTGCTGTACCCACATCCATGTAAACTTGATTTTTATGTGTCACAGCACGATTACCCAATGAGTCACCATCAAGAATTGGACCAGCACCTAATTGATATGAAAATGGACCTTTACCTCGACGGTCGAGTACAATAAAGTTAAAATCACGACTTTTACGCAACAATAACCACTTTGGATGACGACGCTCACCCTTCATGTAAGTGGATTTGTTATCACGCAACAAAACAATTTTGTGTTCGCTTTGCAATGTATTTACTGCATCTTCAAGTCCCTCATCATCGGTCATTTTTGTGTCATGTGGACCGGGTATAATCACATTTTCATGACTATCAAACTGTCCTCTTAGAACTTTCATGCGCTCATGCATCAACATTTCTGCTACATTGGTGTCATCGTAGTTGATTATGTCAATGATGTTCAAATCTTCGTTACCTACAATACCATCAATAACAAAATTATTGTCATTCAATTCTGCAAGGCTTTCTTTGAATGCTTTCTTTAATCCAACTTTACGACCATTTTCATCATAGGTAGTAATCTTGTTATCATTCTGTACGATAATGACTCGCTTACCATCATACCATTTACTCACTACCCATGAGCCGCTAAACCCTCTCAAGTGTTCAAGGTCACTCAAATCAAAAATACGATGCATAGGTCTTACAGGGGGAACCCATTCAGCATCTTCGGATTTTGTCAACAAAACATCGGGATTCAAAAGAGAAGTAATATACTCACTCATTTCACCCAAAGCAATACGGTCTTCTGCTGTTTCGTATGTAATTGGATTCACTGCTAAAGCAGGTGATGATGTGTTTTCCACAGGGATGTTTTCTAAACCTTGAAGCACTTGACCACCCATTTCTTTTCCATGCAAACCAGTGATAGCATCTTGCCATGTGTTTTGATACAACTTTGGGTCGGTAAAAGTTCCAACTATGGGTTCACCATCGCTTGAAAATTCAAAAATAAATTCGCTTTTTATGCCCGGTTTACCACTTTTTAAAATGCCAAATCGACGCTTGTTACAAGCTACACTCATAAGTTGCACTTGCAATTGCTCGCTTTGGCGTTTGGCATGAACGTTCGCTGCTTCGGCTATTTTACGATTTAGCCAAAAAAAATAAATTACAGCACCAATAAGTATGAACGTCCATAAACTAGCCATTTAAGAGAATAACCTTCCAATTGCGCGAGCTAATGTCTCGCTTCTGTTTTCTTCACGTAATAAAGCTAATAAGTGAGGGCGAATAGTCGCAATTGCAACTAAATCTGCAAAAACGCTAGGAAATAATTCAGCTATTTTCTCATGATGCGCACAGTTATCCATAAACACATGTAAACGCTGTGGCTGTTCTAACTGTTTGAAGCAGCGACCAGCAATGGTCAACAAAATATCAGAATCCT